TACTCACTTAACTAAGAGGTTATCATGCCAAGACAAACAAAAAAATCCCCCGATGTCACTCCCGATGCAGCAACGGCTGCAGCTATCGACATAGCTATGAATGTTCCCGAAGTGAATACTAAACCACCTGCGCCAGTAAAAAAAGAAGAGCCAGGTATTGTTGATCTTTTGGAGCGTGCATCTGATTCACAGAAAGCTAAGATTCGAAAAGCATTAGGCGTTGCTGAAGTCGTTAAGGCTCCTAAACCAAAAACTACCAATGCAGATGCAAGACAACTGCTTGCTGCTAATGGTGGTGGAACGATACAGCCCCCAGGTTTTCAACCTGTACCTCCCGAAGGGGTTGCAGCGAAAGGTCCACAAGCCGTTGAGCGATGGTTGCAGCGTTGGCATGATGGGCAGACATGGGGATCTCGACATGCAGAGATCAGTGCCGATGCGGAAGCACTGGCTGCTACTGCGGTTGAATGAATCGTTCAGAATCACTTACTGCAGGAACGGTTAATGCTGCCGTGTTTTTTGGCGAGGCAGGTAACTTCGGTGCAATGAACGTAGGTACGGCAGAGCTATCCGATAGCTTTACCGTACCGCGTTTAACTACTACAGAGCGGAACGCCTTAACCGCTGTTAATGGAATGCTTATATACAACAGCAGTGATAACAAATTCCAGGGCTATGAAAATGGAGGTTGGGCGAATCTAATATGAATGTTTTGGATTGCATTAAAATGGCACTGTCGCGTGTGGGTTTGTCTACAACCAACGCAGCATTTCAGACTCAGGCACGCACCTACTTAAACGCTACGATACAGCAACTCGTTGGTGAAGCTACCTGGTGGTTTTTACATAAGACCGCAACCATACAATGCACTCGTGAGTTTACGCTTACCACTGTCACGGGAACCTTTTCGAACACCAATACTATTACGGGTCAGACGAGTGCTGCTACGGCAACGGTAACAAATTGGGATTCAGCGACAAATGTGCTCACCGTTAAAAATGAATCTGGCACGTTTGCAACCAGTGAAGTAGTGCAGGTGGATGGTGCAAACTTTGGCACGATCAGTAGTATGGCATCGACCAAAATATATTCTCTTGAATCGGACTTAGCTAACGCCATATCGTTCCGAAACAACAGTCAGGATTACACGATGGCGATTGTTTCCAACGAAGATTTGGATTTACGCGACCCCGATCAATCTCAGTTGGGCGAACCCTATAACGTCATCATGGTTGGGTTAGACTCGTCAGGCAATCAACAGGTGCAGTTGCACCCTACGCCCGATGATTCGAACACGGTGATCGATTACAGGTATTACTCTTATGTTCCTGATTACGTTAGTGATGACGATAACATCAGCCTTGATCTGAAGTTTCCAAATGTCATTCAGCCAGCACTGTATTTCGGTGTGTCGCGTTTATACAAACAAGAAAAAGGTGACTATGAGGGAGCGAATATTGAGTTCGCTGAATACCGTGGTGTGGTGGATCGCGCCTTACGAGTTAATCAGCAGAGCGATGGCAATAGGCGTTACCGGATGTTGCGCCACGATACTTATCCTGCGTTCAGTTTTCTGCCCGTAGATGGGACCGTAGGTACTAGCTAATGGCGATTCAAGGTGGATCGGTGCAGCTTGGCCCCTGGACAGGTGGCGTGATTTATAATCGGCCAGCCGAAGATGTGGGTCCAGAGGAATTGTCATCGATGGAGAACTGTAGAATCAACCCAGCAGGTGCAGTTGAAAAGCGCAAAGGGTTTGCTAACTATCAGGGTGCAAGTACGGTAGGAGGCACTACTGCAGTTACCGGGGTGCATGAGTTTGAGTATACCTCAAGTGCATCGGTTGTAGTCATCACTGCAGGTGCAGCAATATACAAATACGATTCGGGATGGAGTGCTATCACGGGATCGGTGACTATCACGCCTGGTGACGATAATAATTACAAGTTTGTTACTACGGGTGAAAAAGATACGAACAACAGAATGGTCGCAGTAAATGGCGTGAATCCACCATTGGTGTGGAACGCAGTAGGTAATGTTGCGGTCTTGGATTTAGACTCTCGTTTTACCTACGCCTCTGAAGTGGCTTGGTGGGACAACCGTTTATGGATGGGAAATACAAACGCCCACGATAACCGTATCTGGCGTTCGAACATTCTCGACATCGAAACATGGGGCGCAACGGATTTTTACAATATGAGTGAGGCTATCACTGCTCTTGTGCCTATGCAGAACTCACTATCGATACATACACGCGGAGGGATACATACCCTTACGCCTACGGGAAACTCGACCATTCCGTTCCAGCAACAGCAAACCACACAAGCTGGAACCATTGCCTCACGGGGTTGTCTAACTCTACCCAATGAGCGTCAGATATTTGTGCGTCCCGATGGCATATATATGTGGTCAGGATCGGACCAGATCAACAAAATATCTTATCAGCTGGACGATGGATACTGGACCAGCTTAAACAGCGCACGATTGGAATTTATCCATGCCGTGTATTACGCATCTGTAAACGAAGTTTGGTTTTTTGTGCCGTATGGAACGAGCACCAAGATGAACCATGTCATCATCTATAACGAGCGTTTTGATACGTGGTATGGACCGTATAGTGGTTTTGATCGTGGGAGTAGTGGTATCGTGGATAACAAACCACATGCAGGTGCATTTGATGGCAAACTCTATGACATGGTATCGACCAGTGACAACGACGATGGGACTTCGATCAGTGCCAATTTTATTACGGGATCAGTAGCTCCGCAGGGAGGCGAAACCCGTTTACGCTGGCTGTATTCGAGAACCTTTTTTGACGACGCTGGAGACTATAACGTGTTGGTGACGCAGGAGTCAGGTGGACTCATTGGAACATCGGAAAACCTAAACATGGGTCAGGGTGCGTTCAAATTAGGCAGTTCCAAATTGGATCAGGACAAGATGGGGTCACTAAGAATGTTATCGGGTGATCTCAACATGCAGGGGTATGATTCACAAAGCAGTTTACAATACCAAAACAACAACTCAAATCAATTTTTTAGAATAAGACGAGCGCATATGATCTATCAGCCCATCGGCAAAATGCGTAGGTCTGCACAGTTATGATAATCGGAGTAAAACATGGCAAGAGCAGGTAGTTTTAACGTGCCAGGCAACTGGCTATATAACTCCGGTGCGACTACACGCGGTCCACAGGGTAACATTAATGTAGATCAAAACAAAGCGCGAAAATACTTTCGGGGCTTAACGCCTGATTACAATTTTTCAGATCAAGATTTGGACATATTGATTGCTGGTCAGGATATACCAGGCCCAGCAGGTGACTATGCGATTCCAGGGTCAGGAATAAGAGCAAAAGCAGTTGGTGCTAACCCAGATAGTTTTGAGTTGTCAGGTCCTGCTGCACAAGGGCCAGGAGGAGGAAGTCAAGCCCCTCAACCTCCAGGTCCAAACGCAACAGATGAAGAAATAGATGCTTGGAAATTATATACTGAATCGCCAGAATATCAGGCTACGTTATCAGGAGCAGGATCAGGGAGTAGTGGGGCATCTCCACCCCCACCTTCACCTCCACCTTTAGGTCCAACTACCCAGGGGCCAGGTGGATTTGCAGTAGAATCTACTGATCCAGAATATGTATCCACTGATTCCATTGATGAATTTATAGGTCAAGACAAACCACAAGGCCCATCTGTCCCAAGATATGATCTTGAAGGTGACACGTTTTTCGGGATAGGTGGACAATATATAGACCCTGTAACGGGAATAATTTTAAAAGGCACAGGCGACTATACCTCACCAAACATCAGCGAAGTGTTCGATGTAAATAATACCAAATACCAAGACATTTTTAACCCACTGGAATACGGCATGGTTCCTTCGCAAACCATGCAATATCTGGACCAGATTGGATTAGGTCTGGATTTCATAAGAAATAACGCGCAAGCTCTTTACGCTCAAAACCCAGACTTCCTGCAGAGCTGGTGGCAAAACACATTTTTACCAGCCTACAACCAACGTATGCGAGGTGTAGATCGCACCGTTGAAATGAGTGGTGGAGCGACATTCAATCCGTTTGCTAACATGGGTTTTGCTGGTCAATTTGCCCCAATGGGATTTGAAAATTTGCAATTCCCTGGTATGGGACAATTTGACGTAAATGATTTTTCCGTAGATCCAGGCGCAGCAGCTGCTATACGTAATACAGTCGCAGGTGGTATCGATCCTTTTACAGCTGCAGACTTTGGCATTGGTGCAGATGATCTGGATGCGTTTTTTGGTCCAATAACAGACCGTATGTCAGGATTATATGATGAGTTTCAACAGGGTGGGTATACGGGCGTATCTGATCTGTTAGGCAACTTGGAAAACAGATTAGGGCGCATAGAATCATTTGACGCGGGCCAAGACTTTTTAGGAGATCCAACACGCTCTGCCCAAAACCTATTAGACATACTATACGGAACAGGTGGAGGCACGGGACCAGCAGCAGGTATAGCTGGCTTTCGCGCACCGGATTCTATACAACAGTTATCCGATGCCATAGGCACGTTTGGACC